TGCTGTACGACCATCTAGTTTGGTAACAAAATATGTACCACCTGCACTGTCAGTAGCAGAAATAGTCATTAATCCTGCTGCATGTGGACCAACTCCTGTATTGGCTGCTGCCACTTCTGTAGATTTAATCAAACGAACTGTGTCTGTACCTTGATCATTTGTTACTCTATAACGACGAGAACCTTTTACACTGGTGATATCAGATAATCGACCACCTAATCCACCTAATGCTACAGAAATAAATGCATTAGCTTGGATTGTATTGGCTGTTGTAACTGCCGCAACTAATACTGATAACAAGTCAGCATTCGCAACCACTGGTGAACCAGCAAGTGTGCCTCTACCAACGTCACCAAAGCTAATTGGTGAACTACGAACGTTAGCTGAGCTAACTCCACTTATAATAATATTTGAGTTATTAGTAAAAATACTAGTAATTTTTGCGCCGTGTGGTGCTGAATAGCCTACGTTTGCAACCATACCAACAAAAAGACCAGTTGTAGTTGAAACTGATAGTCTATTTGTAGTTGCATCACCATCTGTTACTCCTGGGTTTGGGAAATATGTTGCTGTTACTACCACGTTAGCTGGTTTAGTAAGCGTGATTGCTGGTGCTGAAGTATAGCCAGTACCTGCTTCTGTAATTGTTACACCACTAACGTTACCGTTGGCTGTATAAAAAGCAACTGTACCTGTAGCGGTTGTACCACCGATCGGACTTGCTGCAAATGAAAGAGTTGTACCTTGTGAGAACAAGTTTGCATTTTTTACCGTTACGCTTGATATACCTTCACCGCCGGCCAATGATGCACCACCTACAGTAGTACCAATAAATCTTTTCTTAATAGGACGTCCCATTTTATTTCTCCTTAATGTGATTGTTCTACAATCTACGCGGTGGGGACCGCATAAACTCTCGATTAAGAGCGAACAAAGTATTTATCGTTTTTTGGGTTTTCGGCCAAACAAAAAGCCCGGAAACGGGCTTTTTGAATTTCAATACAATAATACTTAATATTATTGGAATGATAGGTTTGATACACCTACTTCTTCTAGATAGTCTGCTGCATTACCAAGAGATGAAGCTGTGTTAGATAATTCAACATAGCCATAACGTGTCATGAAGCCTACTACTGGTTCGAACGTTGATGGATCAAGAACAACACCAGATGACATTAGTGGTACGTATGGGCAATAGAACGCTGCCGCATCAGATTCGCTAGAACCTTTGTAACCAACTAATACTTCTTGTGTGTCTGAAGCATAACCGTCAACATAAATGCGCATAGCACTGTTTAAAGTACCTACGAATTTAGTGTTAGTTGGAGCTTCAAAAGTACCTTCTGTGCTACGAGCAAAAGCTGAAGTAGTTGCAGATTGTAGTACTGTTAAAGCAGCTGGACTTACAACAGCCCAATTACCTGCACCGCGACGTGTACGTTGAGCGATCAAGTTAGCTGCACGGTTGATTGTAACCGCTAGAGCAGCATGCTCGTCACCTACGAATGTAGCTGTACCTGAAACTGTAGCTTGATTGTAGTTGAATGTATTACCAGCTAATGAACGTAGAGATGCTAGAATCTCTTGATCAATTTCAACTGTGATTTCTTGTGCTAAAGCTGCCATGATTTCTGCTTCAACATCTAAACCGTGCATAGATTGTGCATCTTGCGCAGCTTCAAAAGTCCAACGTGCAGACAATTTACGTGTTTTAGCTTCAACAACTTGTTTCAAGATTTGAACGTTGATTCTCTTACCTGGTGCACCTTCTAGTGTGCTTGTTGAAGCAGCTAGACCAGCTGTACCATCACCAGAATAAGCAACAGCAACTTTGAATGGGCTAAGAGCTTCATCACCAGCTGTTACGTCGTTCGCAGAACCTGTTGCATCATTAGTATCAGCATAACGTACACGTAAAGTGTGGATTTGAGCTACTGGGCCAGTCATTGGTTGTACACCAACGATTTCGTTAGCGATAACTGTTGGCATTACTCGACGAATCACTGGAAGAATAACGCGGTTTAGTGTTGCTACGTTGCTTGCGCTAGTACCACCACTAGTTGCATTTTCAACTAAGTGTTTCTTTGTATTTTCTAAAATTACTGCCATTGTAGTTCTTTTCGAACCTTGTAGACCTTCTAACAGGGCGTCTTTGGTCTCGTTCCAACGGCCTTCTAATAGTTGGGTTGTCATTTCTTATTTTCCTTTAAAAAAATTTACTACTATTTTAGCCCTGCTAAACGTCTGATTTCAATAACATTGTTATTGGCATCGGCGTCGTCTTTAGCAGATTTATCACCTGTCACTTCTACACGACTCTCAGCTAATACTGGCTTTTCAGCTTTCTTAACACTAGAGTTATTTAGAACTGCGGGTAGATACTTTTCGTATGCGGCCTGAAGACGTTCAGTTTGCACACCTTCGAGTAAGCTAGACATTACATCTGCTTTCTCTTTGTTTAGAGGTTTAAATAATTCAGCAAGCTTCTCTTTACGAGTAATGCTTTCTGTAATCACTTTAACTTCACGATTCTTGCTTTCAACTAGAGCTTCTTTTTCTGCGATTGCTTTTTGGCTTTCAGCGATAACTTGATCTTTTGTTTCAAGTTCTGCTTTAAGTTTTGCAAATTCTTTGTTTTCACTTAGGTGTGTAACAGCAAATTCACTTGCAAATGCTTCAAATAAGCGACGTCCAAACATGTTCTCACGAGCAGTTTGAATATCTTCTTTAAGTTGAGCTAGTTCTGAGCCTAGATTGTTTGCTACTGCTTCCTTAACAAGGGTAGCACTGCGTTTAACAAATTGACCTTGTAGTTCCGCTAATTTTTGTTTAGCTTCTGCTACTAGTTTCACTTTAGTTTCAACTACAGCTTTCTTGTCTTGGTCAAACTCTTTGATCTCTTCAGCTAAGGCATGGATAACAAATTTCTCTAACTTAGCAACTGCTTCAGTTTGAGTTTTGCGATCTGATCTTAACTCTTTGATTTCTTCAGCAAGTTTAGTAACTAAAAAGTCATTAAACTTACCTGCGCTTTCGATCATGTGAGTTTTAAATTTCACGCGATCTTCTGCAAGAGCTTTCTTCTCTTCGGCAAACTCATTGAGTTCAGCGGAGAGTTGTTCAGTAACCATTTTGTCTAGAGCTTCAACCATTACATTTTTGTCATGTTCATAGCGACCCGCAAACTCTTCACGCAATTCAGCGCGAATAGTTTCACGAGCTTCAGTTAATTTAGATTCCCAAGCTTCGTTTAAACTTGCTTGAGTTTCTTCGTTAATGATGCCGGAATCTAACAATGGTTTGATAGCGTCTAACATTGTGATCTCCTATTTAATTTTTAGATCTTTGATTAAGCCTTTTACAGCTTCTTTCAAATACTTCTGTACTTTTTGATCTGCGCTGGCTTCACGTGCCATTTCGAATACCTTACTGCCACCACGCATATTCATCAGTCCTTCGTAAATCGCTGTTGGATAAGCATTTGGTGCGCTTGGTTGCGCAACTACGTCTACTGTGACTATTTCAAAGTCACTTACTTTGCCGTCTCCCTCGCTCACGTTGCCGCTACCACGAGATGAAACACCAAGTTTTACTCCTGATTCCAACATGGTCGTTACTAATGTACCCATTGGAGTAGGAAGAACTCTTAATTTACCAAAACCGTTAGGACCATCCATCCACATATCAATAATCATATGTGAAACGCGATCTAGATTAATTTTCAAATCATCTGGGTGATCAACTTCGCCTAAGACGCTGTAACCACCCTTGATCTGTTCATTTAATGCAGAAACGGCTTTTTCAATCTCATTTACTGGATATACACGCTCATTGTGGTTTTTAACGCCACCCTGGATGAATATGCCCTTCATGTAGAGATTCTTACCTTTGCCGTCATGCGAGTCTTCAGTCAAGACTTCCATTCTCGCAGCGTCAAAAGTTAAGTTCTCTTTAAGATAAAATGCCATTATAGTTTCCTAATTATTTTGCTAATGGTGAAGTTGCGTTTACAGCACCTTC